ATCAACTAATTCTACCGTCAAATTATATGAAGGTTGAAAATATGGCAAAATTTGTTCTATGATTTGAAGAGCATCATCATTTAATTTTGACATGATGCTAAGTTCAAATTGCATGTTATATGGAACAGGCATAAATGCTTTTTTTATTTCTGTTCCGTTTGTGGGATCTTTTGTAGTAAAAGTTTGAGTTGTAGATACTTTTCTCGCTGGATCATAAACTAATCCAGTAAACTCAAAAGACATTCTAGGTAGTGTAATTGCCGTTGATTTATTTAAATCGGGAGACTGCTCTAAACGGGCAAGAAATTTTTGAGTAGGACCATAGGCAAGAGGTATTTTTATAACGCTTGTTACTTGATTTGAACTACTTAAATGTTGTATTGATATATTATTAAATAAAGTACCAAAAGCAATAACAGTTCTTCTTAGGATTTCGTGATAAAAATATTCAAACATTTGTTCTACCCAGTTTATGAATGTGTAATCCTTATTATTTTATATTTAGGGATTTCCAAAAGGATTATGTTCACTAAAGTCTAAAATGTTATCTGCTTCTGATTCAATGCTTGTATTATCAGAATATCCATCATCATTAATATCTGTATTAATACTCCTTATTTGATATGAAGCACTTGAAGCTGCCCCAACAATTGTTTCTCCGGCAATAAAGGAACCATTAACATTTGAAATTTTAAGTTGATTTGTAGTGGAATTCCATTCTCTTACCTTTGCCGTTGTACCACTTGTGCTACCAGTCACAGTCTCATTAAAGGTAAACGTGCCTATGCCTGAACTAAATGGAGAAGAAACAACTACAGTTGGTGCAGTACTGTATCCAAGACCAGCGTTTGTAATTCTTATTGCGGTTATGGTTCCTGCTGCACTAACTATTGCAGTTGCTGCCGCCGCAACTGTGGCAACTCCCGTTTGGAAAATTTGATTTGTAAATGTTACTGATGGTGATGTTGAATATCCAGATCCACCAGAGGTTAAATTTACCACTCCAATTATTCCACTTCCTATTATTGCAGTTGCCGCAGCACCACTTCCTCCACCACCAATAAAACGAATTCCTGGAGCAACAGTATATCCAGATCCTGCATTGACAATCTGCACAGATTGTACAGACTTTGCTAGTGGATTTACATTGTCGGTACATGCAACAATCCCACTAATCATTACAGCTGTCGCTACTCCAGTGACTCCTCCAGTGGGAGCAGAAGAAATAGCAACTCTTGGTGTGGTTATGTAACCACCACCTCTATTATTGACCGTTATTAATCTTATCCCACCATTTACAATTGCCGATGTAGCTGTAGCGGTCGATCCTGCACCGATTAACGTTAGTGTTTGAGTTCTTCCGACTAAAATACTTTCACCATCAGCACCCTCTATTGATTCTAAAGTATCATCAATTTCGTCAATACCTGTGTCGATAATTTCATCTTCATATCTAAACAGTTCACATCTTAACTCATAAACATAATTTTTTTGAAGTTGATAAAATGGTTTTTCATGTTCAACAAATTTAATTTCAAATAATCTATCTCCAAGTGGAAAATAAACTAAATCACCTTCTTTTGGTCTAGTTGATAATTTTATGTTTGCTTTATTTTCAATTAACGGATAAATATATTCTTCATATCTTTCTTTAGAAATTATTAGTGTTATTTCTTGAGTTGATTGAATACCAAACTTTGATAAAATTGTGGTGTTATCATTATAACCATCAAAATTTTGAACGTATGCCTCTATTGGATATGCATCATCAAATTTAGACTCTATTACCTCTCTTAAGATTGTTTTTTCAGTTATATATTTTCTTGGTAAATAATAAACTTCAACACCATATATTCTCAACTGTTCGTTGATTAAATCCTGTATCAACCCTTGTTCGGTTTTTGAACCTTGTTGAAAAAATGGATTTAGCATAAAGATTATCCAATAAAATCCAATGGCGGAAGTTCATAATTATTAGACATTTTTTCCATAAGGGAATCTAATTCTCTTTGAGCATCATCATAAATTTGCCTTCCATTAAGTTCTACACCTCCAGGAAGTCTTACCCCCTGAAATTTAATTAAATTTTGCCCCCACTGTTTTTTAATTAAAGAGGTTAGATATAATTTTAAAAAACTATCATTATAAACATTTGTAAAAGTATTTGGATCTAAAATTCTATAACAATCTATTACAATAAAATCACCAGCAGTTTGCGCTGCCCAGTCTATATCTAAATATAATCTATCTTGTCTCTTATTAAATCTTATTTGCTTGTCTGTTGTTAACAAATAATCAATATCTTCTAAATATCGTTTAACCATTGTGTAATGCAAAAGTTCAACTGAATTAAAGTAATATAAATCATTTAAAAATAATTGATATTTAATACTAAACATTCCACCAGAAATAGAACTGGCATCAAATTTAAATATTTTTTCGATACCAACTACTGAATCTGGAACTTGAATAAAATTAGAATTTTCATAAAACTTAGAAATTGTTGTCCCATATCCACTAATACTTGTAGAAGTTGCATTTGTAGTTACGATTCCAACTCCAACAGTATTCTTTGCTTTTCCTCTATCGATATCCTCTTGTGATAATTGATATTTCAAATACATTCTTTCAACACCATCAAAATGTCTTTCTTGAAAGAATTGTAGTGCATCATCCACTAAATCATCAATTTGCTCATCAGCAACATTAATTTCTAATACCGGCGCTCCCAGTCTTCTTTTGCAGTAACTTATTAATTCTTCTCTAGATGCTGGCTGCGACATTTCGTATTACCTCTTAAAATATTTATGATTTACTCAACATCTCTGATAAAACTTCTTGTTGCTTCATATACAATTTCATGTAAGATTTGGAAATATTTCTAAGGATATCAATATCGTCTATTGAATCTATTTCTATACAAGTTTTTGCATATTCAAAATTTTTTGAAAGATTTTCTAATTCTATGTCATTTGGATTCATTTGTTAAACTCCGAAGTAAAGATTTAATTTCACTTAAATCATCTTTTATAGTAGCAACATCAGATTCTAAATTTTGTATTTTTTGTTGCTCTTCATTTTTAACTTTTTTTCTAGAAATATATTCTTGATATTCAGACATGTTAGTGTTAATTATTGAATTTGTTTTGGAGTCACGAATTAATCCATCATGACCCTTTACTTTTATGTAATCCATATCAAGCTAGTGAAATGACTCTTAGATCTTTGATTCTTGGAACATAAATTTGATTTGTCGAAGTTGCAATAAATTTAACTCTATATGATCTAAATGGTGGCAAGTTGTCTATGGTAAATGTATATTCTTTATAATCTAAAAGGTTTGATTCAAATTCTAAAGAGGAAGATGGAGTAACATATCTATCAGATCTTCCATCACTATCTTCTTGAAAAATAATCTGCGATCTGGAATTTAGGTTTGTATATCCTGGGAATGGTGCAAATATTGGTTCAAATCCAGGATTTTCGCCTATTGCATAAAACCCTCTTAAGTCACAGTATGAATTTATGTATGCATTTAAGATTACTTTTATTGAGGTCGCTGGAGTCTCTAAAGTTATTTCTTTTGAAATATACTGAAATGCTGATGGGTCACTAAATATAGAGTTTGGTCTTTCATCAGTTGCATAATTTGTTATGACACTATTAACTCTATTCGTTGTAAAAATTGCACTAACTCTTTGAGTATCAATAACTGGGGATAGATATGTGTTAGTCGTGTCAAGTTTTAATCTTAAATTCATGGATTTATTTCCAGGAATATTTTGAAGATTTACATTATTCGATTCATTAATTTTTGAATATATCATTCTTGGTGATGATAAGTAATTTGGTTGATTCACAGAAACCGTTTCAAATCCATTGTCTATAAAAGCAATTTCTCTGCCGCTTATACTCTTCCCTGTTATTGTTCTAACTTCGGAACTCAGTGATGTTCCTTGAACTGTTAGATTCTGCACAACAGGTGTAATAATTTCAAACGGGATATTTTGAGTCGCTCTTATTGAATATCCACCACCAGACTTTGTTTGATTTTGATATAACTTTTGATATCCAGTGCCAGATTGCCTATCTGTTCCATCTGAAGACATGTTCAGTTTAATATGATAGTGATCAAAATCAACTGGATTATCAATTGTAACATTATTTAAATCGTGAGTTTTATTAATTCTCCTTAAAGAAATTCCATTATTTTCATACTTATAAACTTGAGAACCCGCTGGATAACTTAATGGGCTTTCACCTCTATCAATATTACCACCGATAATATTTCCAGAAACTGAAGTATACTCTATAATTTCATTTCCTATTTTAAGATATCCAGGATTTGTAGTTCCAACACCAACTCCTTCAAAAATGGTAAACTCAGACGCATTATCAACTGATATTGATCCTGTGGAATCAGAAGCATATGCGGTTGTTAATTTAGTTGGATTAGTATCAGATTCGGCATTAGATATTATGACAAAGTTATCATTAGAGTACATTCCATGATTTTTATGATTTACTTTGACATGAAGACCATCACTTTCTGTAATAACCTGTTCAATATAAACACCTCCACCTAAAAGAGCATTAAGATCAGTTGTTATACCTGAATTATTTACATACCTAATTGTGTTTGCAGAGCCAACTGCAAAATCACCTTGAACATTATCAATTATAAATTGATTTGTATTTGCAATTGAAACAATGGTAAACTTAGCATTTCTGCCAACAGCAATTGAACCTAGAGTTGTGATACCAACAACATCACCAACTTTATAACCATTTCCACCGCTGACAACTGTTGCTGCAATTGCAACTCCATTATTAATGGTAATATTAGCTTCGGCTCCAGAACCATTTCCGGTAACTCTAGAAAGAGCAATATTATTATATGT